TCGTCCGACCCATCCGCACGGCTTGCGCCATCGGCTCGAGTCACCGTTTGCGGAAGTATAGGCGGGTCAGATCGAGAGCCGACCGCGCGCGCGTGCGAGCGCGATGCGTGCTGCCGTCGTCGCGTCATCGAAGCCGAGGTTCGGCACGACAATCGACACACGGTGCTTCACGACCTGCGGCTGATTGTCAGGTAGCGATGCGTCCATTTGACGGGCACGGTCGAGCGTGACGAGTCCTTTGCTGACTGCCGTGATCAGCGCCTCTTGGTTCGCAGGGATCGACACGACCGACACCTCGAGGAGCGTCCACTTCGAGAACACGCGCTTCACGCCTGAGCCGTATCGCTCGATGTCCGCCTTGCTCGCCTGACGCATGCCGCCCGCCTGCGCCGTGAAACCGATCGACACGCCGCGCAGCGCACCGAATCGCATCAGCGAGCCGACTGTGTCGGGAAGCCACTCGCCTTGATGCTGCTCAGGTCTTGGCGCGAGCGCGAACTCGCCGTAGATCGAGTCGGACTCGCGTCGCAGTTCGATCATCTTGCCGATCGGCTTGGCAGCGTCGTGCCCGAACAGCAACGTCGGGTTGCGCTCGTACTCCTTGCTGTTCATGCCCGCAGGGATGACGACCTCGCCGTCGCGGTCGATCGTGTCGGTCGTGATGACCGCCTTGAATGTCGTGCCGTCGTCGCTGCTGAAGGTCGATGAGAGTGTCTTATTGATCATGTGACGGTTACCTCGAATGCGCCAGGACCCTCGATCTCGGGCAGCGGCTCAAGCGCCGCGTCGATGCTGCATCGACAGTTCGGATGCAGCGGCGGTCCCGACACATCATCGAATCCTATGGTCATCGTCCCGCCGTCGATGCCCGTGATCGTCTGCCCGACCGTGTAGAAGTTGTCGCGCAAGCCGACCTGCTTCGTGGCGAACTCGCTCGCTGCGGCTTCGCAGAACTCGCACGCGAAAGGCGACACGAGCCAGACCTTGCCCTGAACGATCGTGCTGTCCTCCCACGACGCGATCTGTCCGTCGCTGTAGGCGCGCGCGGTCTCGGTGCGTGCGATCGCTTGCGCCCGTGTCGCGTCGAGTCCGCGCTCGCGGAGCAGTCGCTGCACCTCGCTCGTCGTGAGGTTCTCCTCGATGCCTGCGCGGATCGTCGTCTGGATGCGTGCCGCCTGCGTTCGCGTGACGCTCTGCGCCATGCGTGTCGCGGTGCGGTTCGTCGCGTCGATGACGCTCTGGCTCGGCTCGCTCGTCAGTGCCAACTCTGGCAGGTCGATCGAGTTCGCGCCCGCTTGGAATCCCGCCTCGACGATGAGTTGCGTGTACTCGCGTGCGCTCGCTGCGATCCGCTCTGCGACTTCGCGCGAGATGCCAGTCGTAGCACGCTGCGCGGCTGCGAGCGCTCGCATCGCGTCCTGATCGCCTGTGCGGATGGCGTTCGCGTACGCGCGCGCGGCTGCTTCGTCCATCGTGCGAAGTTCAGCCTCGACGCTGCGTGCGAACTCGCCGACGAGGCTCGCTTCGAGTTCGGCGAGCGACGCGACCTGCTTGCTGCCGCGCATCGTGATCTGCTGCCGCTCGGCTCGCCAGTCGAGCCAAGTCAACTCGCCCTGCTGCTTCGTGTGCTTGCAAGTCATGGCTCAGTAGACCTGCGTCAACTGCACACGAGCCCAGTTCCCACTCGCGATGCAGTAGTAGAGATAGGCTGATCCGCCATCAAGTCCGAATGCAATCTCGCCTGGCTTGCCGCCGTCATTGCTTGCAGGCGTTTGAGTGCCTACGAGGATCATCGCATTACCCGACACGGTCATTCGACCGCCAACTGTCCACGATGGACCTCCAGTGCTCAACTTCGCAGGCGTGATAGATGATTCTTCGACGATGCCGCGCGGACCCTGCATGCCAACCTTGCCGCGCTCCGCGAGCACCTGCCAACCGTTTCCCGTCACGGGCGGCTGCGTTGTTTGCGCCACGCACACATACGAGCCGCCGTCGTAAGAAACAACATCACCGATTTCATACTGCTGACCCGTGCGGTACGCGCCTTGCCAGACGAGTCCCGCTGCGCCAGGCTCGCCCTTCGGTCCATCAGCGCCGCGCGGACCTGCAGGACCTTGCGGACCCACGCGACCGTCGAGCCCGTTTACGCCGTTGACCGCCTTTGCCATGAGCGACCACGAGTCGCTCGGCGGCAGGTCGGTCGTCGGCATCGTGCAGATCCACGCCGAGCCGTCGTGATGCACAACATCGTTCGTCGAGAAGCCCATGCCCTTGTGCGCCTTGCCGCGCCAACGGAAGCCGCGACCTGGCTCGCCTCGATCGCCCTTGTCGCCCTTGATCGCCTTGACCTCGGGCGCAGGTCGCTGCAGGTCTTCGATCGCCTTCTTGATCTCGCTGAAGTCTTTCATGCGTGCCCTCAGAGGATGCGTGCCATGTAGAGCGCGATCGCGTTCGCCACGCTGTCGAGTTGCTCTTTCGTCAACTGGTTGCGCAGCCACGGGTCGTCCGACTCGAGCAGGATCGACAACCACTTCGCGTGACACGCCGCCTGCAGCGAGTCGCTCTCGAGTGCGAGCGCGTTGACGCAGTCCACGACGCTCTGGACCTGCTGCGCGATGTAGTCGGGATCGCTGCGAAGTTGTGCGATACGTTCGTTCACCATGTTGAGATTGCCACTCGCTTCCATGTGTTGGTTGCCGTGCAGACATAAATGTACGACGAGTCCCAGCAGATATCGCCCGTCGTGCCTGTGTCGGCTGCGCTCGACGGTGTCTTGGTCGTTGCGATGCGGATGATGTTGCCAGGATTGACAACGACATTCGCGGCGGACCCGTTGAGCGTGACCTTCGTGCAGGATGTCGTGCCGATCAGCGTCTCGTTCGACGCGGCTGTAATGCCCACGCCGATGACGATCGCGCCCGTCGTGC